GTCCAGGCACAATTACTACTAATGATTTTCACCAGACTGTTGCAAAAATTCGTCGCCGCCATCACTCTAACCTTGATCGGGTACAGACTGAAGTCCTTGTCGCAGCAGTCCTTGTCGAGTTCCAAAAGCTTACCCAACGTGACCAAAAAAACTAACTTCTACTTTGTTCACGTCGCTGAAAGCGATAACCTCATGCCCTTAGCGATTACTCGCTATACGTCGTATGACGACAACGACAAAGTGCTCAACGTAGAACAGGTTATCTATGAAAGTGACATCTTCTACCTTGAGACAGAAGTCGCTATCGCCTTGCAGCATGGTGTTGATGTAAGCCTTATGACTTGCGAACCTTTCTCTAACTTTCCAAGCATAGAAAAACTAATTGAAGAAGCTCATGGCTAACCTTTTCAAGATCTACAGGCAGTCCAACGCATGGGCTGTCGTTGAAGCCTCAAGCCAGATAACGTTCCACCAAACCCTTCCAAGGGCCATGGACTATGCAGCAGCCCAAAACCGGAAGACAGCTGATTTTGGAGCGTCTAAACGAAGCCATCAGAATGGCAACGACTGCTGATCTACAGCGAGCTGCAATCTTCTTGGAAGGAGCCAAGCAAGTTAGAGCTGGCTCTAAAAGACAACGCGCTTACTCGCGCCAAGAACAGGCAACTTCTTGGAAAAAGAAAGTTGACAGCTCCATAACATGGTAACGTTGGTGTACTACAGGATCAAACATGAGTGGCACGCACGGTTATCGCGTTTACGTTCAAGTCTTACTCGAACCGTTTCGTGGCGAACTTTTCAGTAGAGAGGCCAAAGAAGCAGGTGTGAAGCCTTCCGCTTGGATGCGCCAAATAATCTACAACTACCTTCAGGAGAAGTATCCCGATGAATACCCTGAAGCAGAAATCAAAGATGCTGCCAAATGGCAAGAAGCTGTCAAAGCTCGCGTCGAAGGCCGAGCTTTACAAAAAAGACTGAGACCCAAGGCTGACTAATCGCAAATACGTCGCACATCCAGCTCAGCCACACGCCCCACAGCCTGTTTGAGCAGCTTTGAATAGTGCCAGTTCTGCCTGGTCAAAGAACTGCATAGCTGCTGGAGCGTGTGCAAGTCGTCCACGTTGCTGATGCTTCGGACTTGACGTTCCAGATGCAGCTCTTCCTCAAGGGTCTGCTTGACAACCATCCAGTCCGCCCAGGCCATCGGTTTGCTCCAAAGATTGCAATATCTTGCGCTCCTCGGAGTAAGGAGCCCTTGCACGCATGTAATCATGTACCCCCTGCATTAGCCAGTCAGGCGGCCAACAGTTACTCCAATTCACAGGTTGCATACAACCCATGACCACAGTGGTCCAAAATGCAACCAGATATGACCAGACCCAATACAGGTTCATTGCACTGGCTCTGGGTCTGGCGGTATATCAACCTCAACTTCTTCAATCCATTGGCGCAATGCTGCTCCAGTGCTGGTGTACTTAGGCCACTTCACAGCCTTAAGCAGCTCTTCCCGCGACAGACAGATGTAGCTCTTTTCAGGCTCCCAAACTAGATAGCTCGGTGGACCCTCACGCGGGTGGCGATAACGCACGATCAAAGCGTTTTGTCTTTTGAACTCTTTTGAAACCGGCATTGGATCAGATTCTGTGTACCGTTGGTTTTCCCACTTTCATTAGCGGGTCAGTCAGGCTTGCCAGGGGCACCCGGCCTGCTAATTAGCTCATGGCGCGAGAACCATGCGTAGTGCCCCAATCATTCGTCATCGACAAGGATCACCCAGCCAGAACTGGGACCTTCAACTTGCCAACGTTGCTTGAACGTCCCACGGGGCACCTTGACGTTTTTGCCGCCATAGCGAGTTTCATGCCCACCACGTTCAATGCGTGGAGCGCCCATTGGATCGTGCATTACCCACTGAGCATCACCCGTTGACTCAGTTCCTTCAAAGCCAACAATGACGCTCCAATGACCACAGGTCAGCTCACTGCAAATTGGCGGCTCACCCCGAAGCATGTTGCCCTGGTGCAACCAACCCACCATGACGGGTCTGCCAGAAGCAATCTCTGCTTCGACTAACGCTCCATCAGCATCATTCCTGAACTCGGCGTGGAGTCCAAGCTCTCTCAACGTCCTCACTTGGGCTCTCACGTCTGTCGTGTCGCCAAACCTTTTCCGTGCCTCCCCATACTCTTCGGCGCTTTTCACCTTGCCGTACATAAGAGCCAACATTGCCGCTGATGCGTCTAAACATCTTCGATGACCATTGCGCTCAAAATTTAATTGATGCACGTAAGGGACAACTGCTTTTTGAGCAATGCCGCTAGCTTTCCACGCTTCAAACCACGCTGCATCCTCAGCTAACAATTCTTGCGGCAGAGCATCTTCCAGCTCTTTTACCGCTGCTGCTTGATGGGGCGTTCCACGGAAAAACTCGAAGAAAGGCAAAAGTGCAAGCGCCATCAGATTCCTAAGGCGAGGCGTCATCGCACCAATCCTGCCGTGCTACATCGTTTGTTGCCATCAAGGAAACCTGTGTAATAGACAAGCCCGGCAGCGGACAGCATCACGCTTGAAAGCACCGTCATCACCCCCAAAAAAACAGCAAAGACGATGCGCTTGCGGATCATTTGCTAGCCACTGGTGGGAATAGGTTCTTTTCTAAAAACGAGGCAACAGCATCATCAACAGTGTTGTCGCTGCGCTTGGCATACGCCTTGACTAGATCTACAACCAAACGCTTCAAACTTTCTGAACGCAAAAACCGAAAAAGAATTGGCTTGAGGATCAGGAACATTGGAGTGGTTCAACTACTAAAAGTCTAGTTTCTGTTTGCGTGCCCTTCCAGTCGTGCCACTGACGCTTCAAGCTCAGCAAGCCTCGCGAAGACTTCCTGATTGACGCTTCTTATGTCTGTATGCAGTACATCAAGCTGACGGCTGAGGTTGTCCACAGCAACAGTCAAACGCACTAACGAGTCCCTGCCCTGCTGGTTCTGCGCCTTAAGGCCGGAAATCCCGAGCCCAGCTACGGTTACCGCAGAGCCTGCTGCGGCAGCCCAGATCTCAACCATGCCCCGACCTCAGCACTGATTACATCATGGCAGAACCGCAAGAAAATCAAGAAAAGGATGGCATTGCCATCGCGGACATTGTGAAATGCGCTGTTTTGGTATGGAGCGCGACATTGCTCACAGTGTCTTACTTGGGATTCTTCCCCCAAATGAAAATGGACAATACCTTCGTTGCTAGTTTGCTAACGGGAGCCATGGCTTCCTTTGGTATTGAACGCAAAGCTGCTAACCAGCAGAAAAAACAGCCGCCTAAGATTGACTCAAAGGAGCCACCAAAATGAAGCGCTTTCTGCCTCTGATCACGTTGCTGGCCTTCAGTCCAGCAGCAAACGCTGATTTAACGCACAAGATCCAATCAAGTGTGCAGCTTCAAGTGGGAGGGGCAATGACTACCGCGAATCGCATCGGTAGCTCGTTCAGTATCTCAGGCTCAGGCGTTGATACGACTGACGGACATACAGCAAACACCATCTCAGCTGGAACCATCAGCTCTGGCGTTTACACCCCTGGCACTATCGCTGTAACCCAAGACACACCTGGTAACGCTTTCAGCTTCAGTCAGTCATATACGCAAGCGGATGCCGTTCCAACATCTGCAATCACAGCTGGAACTGTGCCTAACTTTTCCAATCTTCAATCAACTGCCTCTGGAACTGCCGGCAGTCTTGCAGGCACCATCGCACCAACTGGCGCACTTACGGTGACGGCGGGCGGGGCCAATACCCTTGCCATAGGACAATTTGTCACGGAATTAAGTATAGATTAGATGCGTGTCCTACTTCTGCTGTTTTGCGGACTGCTAGGCGAAGCTTTTACTTTTGCCAAGCCAGCTCATTCCGCTCCAGTCGTACCTAACTTCACGACTGGCTCCATGACGAGCCACACCGAAACCACAAGCAAGGTCACTGAAAAAATTGTCAGCGAGTCTTATGGCACTGGTTGGGAATACTCTGTCAGCGGCACTAACATCGAGCCTAAAAATGGAGCCAGCCTCACCCCAGGCACAACAAGCGTAAAAGGATGGTCATCTTTAGACGTAAGCAACAAACCAGACTGGCAGTTGGCTCAGCCCGGAGCTGCTTTTCAATTCGTAGAAACTTTCAGTGGCCCAGGTCTAAGCAACGTAACCACAATCGATCGAGTCACCGAAATTCAACAAATTACAGACACTATCAGTACATTCAGCCAATAGCACTTTTGCTGACGTTTTTAGCTTCACCAGCCAACGCAGAAACGATTGGCGGCGTGTCTGCTACTGCCGCTCCATCAGCAACCAGCTCTGGCAGCGTCACAAATCAAGCAGTAATGATTGCGCCTAGCGCAGCGTTCCAAAACACCTACGGCAACGGCATTCAATGTCAAGGCCCAACACTCACCGTCACCCCTTATGTCAACAGAACCAAGAGCTGGCAAGATCCGTTCGTGGGCCACTTTCTTGATCCCGTATATGATCTTTCTGATCTTGATGAGGATGGGTTACTCGACAATCCTGGATCAATCCTCTATCACATGCGAAAAAGGACAGGTCAAAAAGATACTCACAACTGGTCAGGTGGTTTGTCACTCCAAGCCACAATTCCCTTAGATGGTGGACTTCAAGAGCGATGCAAGGCAATGGTTGATGCCAACATTCGTATGCACCATCAAATCGTTGAGACAAAAAGGCTTGAATATGAAATCGCTCGCCTCAAAAACTGCGGAGACTTAAAACTCAAAGGCATCGAGTTTCACCCCAAATCGCCTTACTTCGCCATCTGTGCAGACGTTGTAATCAAGCCAAAGCCAGGGCAAGTGCTGCCTCATAGGCACGCTATTTCCGTGCCAACCGCTGAGCCCGTCTCCTCTCAAACACGCTTACAGGTTTCACCTTACGCCCCAGCAAAGCCTTGATCTTTTTGCCTATCTTTTTCACGATAGGTTTAACTAGCTTCAATAAAAACGGTGTTGCTAACGCTGCAGTCACACCAACAGCAGCAGTAACCCCGACAGTTGTTACCTGCGGCAGTGACGGGATTGCTGCTATAACTTGCTCAGGCAACGTGATCTCTTCATACAGGACGACGCATTTACCGTCTTGTATCTCGTAGCCAGCAATTCTTTTTGAACCACCTTGAACAAGCGTTCCAACCTCCTTCGCACGAAGGGGAGGACATCTTGGATCTTCGTCAACAGCAGTTTTGGGAAGCTGAGGCGGAGCTGGCGTTGGAGGCTCTGGTGCCTCAGGCGACGACGTGTCTGGGTTTGGCAAGACAGCTTTAGGGTCCACAACTGACTTCTTTGGCCTGAAGTCCATTGGGTCAAATGCCGGCATGTCGATGGCTGGCACGCCGATATTGACTGTGACTGGTGGTGCGTCAGGAATCGACAGTGGTCTGATCCCGTCCCACACACGAATGTCACCGATCCCAATAGTGCGGATCTGTGGCATCAAGCCAAACAGCTAAGCAGGTCAAGCTGATTGGCGCATGGCATAAGTTCACGCCCGCCCCATTGATCACCCATTGCCTCGGCTACACCTTC